TGTCGTCAAAACATTGGCGTTGGTGAGCGCCCGCAGTTTGCCAGACTTGAAGTCGTTCAGGATCTGCTCGCGCTCCTTCTTCGGGGTCTTGCCCGTTACGCAGGCCGCAGGGATCTCTTTGTCGTTCAGCACCTTCGCCACATGATATGCGTGATCGACGCCAGTGCAGAAAAAGAGCCACGCCTTGCGATCCCCGGCCATCTCGATGACCTCATCAACAATCGCCCGGTTCTTCGGGTCGGTGTCCACCGCCGCCTGCAATTCGCTTTCAATGAACTCACCGCCACGTTTCTTCACACCAGACACATCAAGCTGTTCCTTCGTGTGCTTGCTGCGTAACGTAGCCAGAAAACCTTTGTAGATCAGTTCTTCGATGCTGACAGGCTCTAGCAACGCATCAAACATGGCGGGCTTGTCGGTGATGTATCCATGCCCCAGCCTGAATGGCGTAGCAGTCAACCCGATCACACGAAGGGCCGGGTTAATCATGGTCAGCTCATAAAGGAACGTGCGATAGCGGCCAGACTCCTTATGGTTCACCAGATGGCATTCATCAATGATGACCAAATCAACGTGGCCAACTTGCGCCGCCTTGTCCCCAATCGAATGGATGCCCGCAAATGTGATCGGTTCGCCAAGCTGCTTCATGCCGATGCTGGCCGAGTAGATCCCCAGCGGGGCGTTGGGCCAATGCTCGCGCATCTTCTCGGCGTTCTGTTCGATCAGCTCCTTCACATGCGTCAGCATGAGGATCTGGGTCTCCGGCCATGTCTGAAGTGCGTCCTTGCACAGCGCCGCAACGATGTGGCTCTTGCCTGATCCGGTTGGCATGACAATGCAGGGGTTGCCCGCATTGCCAGCGCCAAACCAAGCGTAGAGATCGTCTATTGCCTTCTGTTGGTAATCACGAAGCTGGGTCATATCAAACCTCGACCGTTGTTTTAACACCAGAATGGTATCCAACACTGCAAACTGAACATTGCAACTCTTCAGCTAATTTCTGCGTCATTTCCTCTTGATATAAAGGCCATTTAAGTGCGTTAACAACTGAGATTATGTCTTCAACTTTGACAATCTTCATTGAACTTATTTTCACTTGATAAACATCAAATGAAAGATCAACGGGGCAAAGTCCGCGCACTTCAATCTCATATGTTATTTTCATCAGATCATCTCCATTTGTTCGGGCCTTTGAACCCATTTATGAGGACACTGAACCGTGTCCCATCTGTCGGCCATCTTGCGGGGTGAGTTATGTTCGCGATGATGGTTTCTTGCAATGTCCGTACTATCCACTGAGGCAAACGGCCATTCACGCCCACTGAGCGCCATGCCGCGAAGCATGTGCATTGGAGGCGTCCTTTTATGATGGCGTTCCACAGCGTTCCAAGCCGCGTCCATGCGCCTGACCCAAGCAGGCGATAAGACAACCGCATACTGCGCCGACGAGCCAACGCAGACCTTCGGCCACTCAAGCGTGAGCCGCACGAGCCGGTCGATGGATTCGTGCATGTGCCAGACAGGGAAGCCTCGATGCCCGTGAGGCCATTCAGCGATCAGGGCGTCCTGATCATCCTCAGAACCCGTGATCACATCGGGGATGACTGCCCATGTTGTTGGGCAATCCAGCCAGCGATCAGCCCAATCATAGTATCCGGCCCAATCCACCAGCCTCCCTGTTTTCCACGCAGAAAAGGCTCCGTTGTCGAGCATCACAGACTGACCAATTTGGTGACATCGAGACACATCGTCGGGTGCTGCATGACTAACGCAAAAATGCCTGCCGTGCATCTCCAGCAACGCGCTGATCGGGCTAATTGGTGTGCCATGATAGTGAATCATTTCACCACCTTTGCACCCGGCCATATCTGTTTGATCTTCTCGACTGTCGGATTGACGCAGCCAGAAGCATTGTCGATCAGCTCTTGGCTGCTGACCTCGCCCTCGCCGTTCCTGACTTTGTGACCATCGACCTCGTAGACCGCAATCCATTCGCTTCCGTCGAACATGTGCCACGGCACGAGATCAGGGTGGAGCGTGTGGGCCGGGCAGTTTTCCCCGCCATGTTGAGTCTCAATTTCAATCGTGCATTCGTATCGCTCACACCGCCATGTGCTGTCATCCTTCGGGGTGCTGTGGGCGCATGTCCTGCAATTCACATGCTGGGTCAGTTGCGTCTCGTGGCAGAAAGAATGCGCATCGCAGAATTTACACTGATACCATGACGGGTCAGTTGATATAGGTGGAGGCATACGCTCAGACAGTGCCACGCGCTTCCCACGCGCAACCAGCTTCTCAGCCATCTCTTTGTCATAGCGAACACGCTCGGTGTAGATGCGGTCGTTGTCTTTGCAAACTGCCACATATAATGCACGGTCGATTCCTGTCCCGTGCATGTAGACTTGCATTTGAGCGTAATGTTCAGGCTTTGATTTTTCGACACCCTTTTCCTCCACATCCTTGAATGACTTAAATGAGTGCGTCTTGAACTCGCCAACGTGGCGCTTGGTGGGGGCCTCTGGCACACCGCCGTCAATGATGGCGTCGATGCTGCCCGACACATGGCAACCAAAGTCAACGCCTTCCTGCGATGTCAGTGTGCGGACCTGAATGCCGATCAGCTTCAGATCTCTGATGATGTTGGCTTCTTCCTGATGGCCACGGCGGAACAGGCGCAAGATCCGCCCCGGAAACTTGGGCTGCACCGCCCAGCGAAACGACAGCCACATCTTGCGCTCGCAAATGCTGCCAAGCATTGACGCCCCCATATGCGGGCGGGGCCTCGTCGGGAAACTCTCATGCGCCTTGTCGATCAGGTCTTCGATGGTGTTTTCGCGGTCAGGGATTTTCATTGTCTTCCCCAAAATGTCGTGATGTTGCGCGGGCCTTTAGAGAATAAGTACCAACATGCATTGTCCTTGCCCGCGCCTGCGGAGCCCTCAATCCATTTTACACGACCGACCGAGACGATTATCTGGCAGATTTCCAAATATGGTGTGGCTTGCTTAGTGTGCATCCAATCGGCGTCAAACAAGAGCCACGTTGGGCGCAGCGTTGAGCATCGCTCAATGATCTGGTGCAGGACAGTTCGTTCCCACGGTGGGTTGGTGATGATGTAGGCGCATCCATTCACGTCCTTCTCGCCAATGAATGATGCATCGCCTATGTAAATGCCTTCAGTACGCGGCGAAACATCAAACGCTGAAAGGCAATTGTGGCCAGCGTCTTCAAGATGTCGAACAAGAACGCCTGCGCCTGCACAAGGCTCGCAGAAAGTGACGTTTCCGGGCAAGTGTGGAAGCAGAGGCCTGACCGCCTCAACCGGCGTCGGATAATACGCAAGCTCGCGATGTTCAAAGTCCGATCTTTTGCCCATAACCGTCTCCAGAAAAGTCCCCGGCCATTGCTGACCGGGGGATTTAATTATTTCTTCGCCCACGGAGGAGCGGCTTTTGCCGGGGCAGCGGAGGGGGCAGCAGCGGCCTTCGCCATGACAGGCGGCGCACCACCAGCGATAGGCTTGAACCCCTTCACTTGGTTCTTGTCGCCGTACTGGGGCGACTTCTCAATATCCAGCTTGATCATCAGGCTGTGGCCAATGAGCTGATCGGTGTCGCCCACCTTCGCCAAGCCGATGGCGCGGCAGATGTCACCAAGCTGCTGACGACCGATCTCTTCGGCCTTCGGAGACTGGTTGCGGATGTTGAGGTTGCCAAACACCACACGCCCCTGATGGGTCGGGCCGGTGATGTCGTAGCGCAGGGCAATGTACTGGCCCGTTCCGGTCTTCGTGTCCTTGATCTCAGCCGCCAACATGGTGGCGCTGTACCAGCCCGGAGGCAGGGGATCAAAGTTGCCGCTGTTGCCCTGCGGAAGGGCGCTGACTTCAAAAGTTTCACCAAGGCTTGCCATTCTACTTCTCCGTTGTGATCGTGAAAGAGGGTCTTCCGGGGGTCGCTGTGATTGCGCGGGCAAATACGCTCTTCACGTTGTCGCCCACGCCGTCCCATGCGGCCATGCTCAGTTCTGGCTTCCAGCGGAACAGCACGCTCAGGTGGTCGTACATGTCATGTTCCGCTGCAATGTCTTGTGCAATGTCGCCATCGACCCTGCGGTTGATGCGAGATGCGATCTTGATGACGAAAGGCTCAGCCTCGACCTTCTTAGTCCCCTCGTCTGTTTGCTTGACCTCAAGCAGGCGGCAGATCTCGTCCTCGATCAGGCGGCGCTTCTCGACCGCATCTTTCTCGACGGATTTGGCTTCCAGCCATTCCGCCGAAAGCTGCTGAAGCGGTTTCATGCGGCACCCGAAATCTTTGCGATGATCTCGCCAAGGTCCGGGGCTTCCCATGCGCCAAGCTTGCCGGAACGATCCTTGGCCAGCCAGAGCCCATCCGAGTCGCACATGATGGCGCGCTGTGTTTGGCCGTCAGCGTCCTTCTCGACCCGCAGGGCCAGCACCTCATCAAAGAAGTAGGGCAGCGCCTGTCCCGTTTTGTTGCCGGGCATCGAGGGGGCGTAGAGAATGCGGCCCATCTCGTCCGTGGCCTTCTCCAGCTTGGCGCTCATGTAGACATGGCGTCCGGGAAGATCGCGGAAGGCGCGGATGATGTCGGCCATCTGCTCCTGCATGGCGCCGTAAGCCTGACGCGGGTCTTTGGCGATCTTCTTCTCATGGTTCAGGACGACTTCAGCGATCTCGCTGATGCTGTCGAGAGCCACGCTCTTGAAGCCCAGACCCTCCGGGGTGGACATCCATTCGAACGCCTCCTTCAGGTCGTCCATGCTTGTGATCTCAATATAAGGGAGATTGGCGTCCTGAATGGACAAGAGCCCGCCTTCCGCCGAAAGCACAATCGGCTCGGGCAAGGTGCGGATCAGGCTCGTCTTACCAGCGCCCGCCTGCCCATAGACAAGCAGCTTGACGCCGTTGGCAGACAGACTGCCGGTGGTCTTTACAGATATGGCCAACGTGGCCTCCTTGGTTTTGATCGGTCGGACCATTCCGTTCGATCAACACTTGCAATCTAGGCGAGCCTCTGCCATTTTGCAACAGGGAAATGTCGAAATTCCACATGAGGATGAAAAATGATGACAATCGAAGCGATCAGGCTTGCCTTGCAAGACCGGCGTATTAGCATGGTCTCCTTGGCGACTGGCCTGCATACGAACACGATCAAGGGCATCCGCGACAACGAAGACGCCAACCCGACCTACAAGGTTTTGAAGGCGCTCAGCGATTATTTGGAGGGGAAGTTAAATGGTTGATTTGACAAACATTTTGGGCGGCCCTTGGGTTGCCCCGGCGACTCTTCCTCCCGAAGATCAGCTCCGTGACGCTATTGTCGCCGCAGGCATGATCCCACCCCGCGAGATTCTGCTGGACGGGAAAATCCATCGGTTCGTTTCTGGAACCAAGGGGTCAACCAGCAGCAGCGACAAAACCGGCTGGATGATTGCATTTGGCGACGGCATCCCAGCCGGGCGATTCGGTTGCTGGAGATCAGGTTTCGAATCAACATGGCGAGCCGACATTGGCCGCAAGCTCTCCCAACCCGAAGAAATGGCTCACGCCCGCCGCCTGTCAGAAGCGAAGATATTGCGCGATGCTGAGACGGCGCGAAAACAAGAGGTGGCCGCGTCAACCATCGAAAAGATCTGGTCCGAATGCGGCCCAGCCAGCCCAGAACATCCTTATCTCGCCCGCAAGGGCATCAAGACCCACGGCGCTCGCGTCACAGGCGACGGACGGCTGATTGTCCCCCTGTTCGATCATGATGGCGTTCTGTCGAGCCTTCAGTACATCGCCGCAGACGGCGGCAAGCTCTATCACTCCGGCGCTCAGACCGGATCTCGCTTCTGGCAGATCGGCACGATGGACGAGCCCGGCACCCTTTATGTGGCCGAGGGCTTCGCAACCGCCGCGACCGTCAACGAGGAAACCGGACGCCCGTGCGTGATCGCCTATTCGGCGTCAAACATTGTCCCTGTCGTTGGCCTGCTGCGCGAAATGTACGGGGCCACGCAGGACATCGTGATCGTGGCCGATCATGACGCCTCTGGCGTTGGGCAGCGATACGCTGAGCAAGCGTCGGCCAAGCACGGAGCCCGCATGGTCATGCCTCCAGAGCCGGGCGATGCCAATGACTTCAAGCAGGCCGGGCATGATCTGGCGGCCCTGCTGGTGCCACCCAAAGACGACTGGCTCATCCCCGCCGATGATTTCTGCGCTCAGCCCGCGCCCATCTCGTGGCTCGTCAAGAGGTGGCTTCAGGACAAGGCCCTCATCATGGTCCACGGACCCTCCGGTGGCGGTAAGACCTTTGTGGTGCTGGATTGGTGCCTGCGCATGGCGGCAGGCGTTCAAGAATGGGCAGGGAACCGCGTTCGAACGGGAACGGTCGTCTACCTAGCAGGCGAGGGCCATCACGGTCTGCGGGGCCGCGTAGCCGCTTGGAAGGTTCACAATATGGCGGGGCCGCTGTCCATGTGGCTCAGCCGGGATGGTTGCGATCTCAATACCCCGCAGGGATACATGAGGGTTGTGGATAACATCAGGGCGTTGCCCAAGCGTCCCAGCCTGATCGTGGTCGATACGCTGCATCGGTTCCTGCTGGGCGATGAGAACTCGGCGCAGGATGCCAAGACCATGCTGGACGCCTGCGGGGCGCTCATGGGTGAGTTTGGCTGCTCGGTGCTGCTGGTCCATCACACAGGCGTCAGCGAAGAGGCCCAGCACCGGGCTCGCGGCTCCTCAGCATGGCGCGGGGCGCTCGACATCGAGATCAGCATTGTGCCGGGCAAGGAAGGCTTGCCCATGCAGATCGTTCAACGAAAGTCTAAGGATGCTGAGCTGGCAGAGCCGGTTTATGCAGAGCTGGTGTCGGTCACGATCCCCGGCTGGATGGATGAGGATGACCAGCCCGTCACAAGCGCGATTGTAAGCCTCACAGAGGCCCCTGTAGCGCCCAAGAAGGAGTCCAAGGTGGAAGGACTGCGCAAGCAGTTCGAAAGGGGCTGGTGGGCCGCCGGGGCCGAAGACAAGGGTGGTCTGCCGTACCTCAGCCGGTCGGGGCTGAGGCGGTTTCTGATCGAGGATCTGGCTTGCAGCGAATCGACAGCGGACAAGAAGCTCAAGCCGGGATCTACCGATCAGCTCATCGGGGCGCTTCTAAATGCTGAGATCATCGCTTCGGTGGAGAACGGATGGACTGTAATTGACAAGGCTCATGCTTCTGCGCTGCTGATGTCGCGGTCGGCAAAGTAATTGCCATGCTCAACCGTACCGTACCGTACTTTTGGCGTACCCGGTACGTTTCGGTACGTTTTTGGCTTATTGCAAAGCTCAACCGTACCGGCGTACCGTACCGTACTTTTGCGTACTGGTACGTTTAGGGGCAAAACGCCCGAAAACGTACCGTACCGTACCCCCCTCCTATAGGAGGGGTACGGTGGTACGGTCGGTGCGGCGAGAAGTACGGACGCAAAAAAAAGCCGGGGGAACGCAAAACCAGCCCCCCGGCCTTCAGATGAATGATGATAGTTCAGTTCATGCTAGAGCGTGGAGCGATCTGGTCCACCAGCCATTCGATAGTTACCTTTTCGTCCAGAAGGGCGAGCAGGACAAGCGCGCAGGATTGAGGGATGGGGTTGTGACCGGCAAGCCAGAGCTGAGGGGTGCGACGGGTGACGCCCATGAGGACGGCGACATCGTTCGTGTTAAACTCAAGCTTGGTCATGGCGTCTTTGAGCTTGTCGGGGGTCAATGGGTCATCTCCACCAATGCGGCCCGTGCCGAGGCCAAGGAACGCTCGTG